CGACCGATCGGGGGCGCGGAGTAATCGTGATTGTACGGGGCAACGGGGTTTTGCTTGAATTCGGAGAGGTTCCAGGTTTGCTCTACGATGTCGTCGGCCCGATCGGGCTCGGCGTCAGACATCACGAAACGGTAGCCCGGGCGCTTCTTTTCGTCGTCGTCGGCGCGCTCTTCCTCTTCTTCCTCCTCCTGCATTCCGGCGAGGTCGTAGCGCAAGACGGTGCGGTACGACAGCGCGAGAGGCGAGGCGCCCACGGAGCCCGCGAGACGTTGGACGATCTCGCCGTCGAGGAGCTGATCCAAGTGCGGCGCGGAGGCTTGCGCGATGGCGTGCACGTCGCCGGTTGTGCCCCCGATGCCCTCGGCCATACGTTGCACGAGGTCGAGCCCGTACCCGGCGCGGGTGGCCTCGCCGATCCAACGTCGCACCACATCGGCCGGGGTGGTCGTGATGAAGATGGGGCTGTGTCCGTTGCTCATTGTGTCATCCCTGGATGTCGACCGGGCGAACTACACACCGGCAATTTATGTCTTCGCTGGGCACGTTGAATTGACCCGGCCCGAGTCCTGACGCGCCCGTGTCGGTGTCGAAAGGCTCGCCCGGTTGCATCTTCACGCCGTCCAGCGCCTCGTGGGTTTTCCGTACCGCGTTGTCTCGACTGCTGACCCACTCCCGCATGAACACGACGCCAAGATCGGCCGCCTGATCGAAGGCCATCTCCTGACCCTCGGATACCGTGCGGGCCGTTTCCGTGCGGGCGATTGTGAGCGATCGGGCCGGAGAGAAGGCGTGATCCCGCTGGAGCGCGCGTTGTAGGTCGCCGATGCTCGCACCCTCCGCGAGACTTGACCGGACCAACTTAGCCACCCGGTCCTTCGTGACCTGCTGTACCTGGGTGATCATCTGCGCGATGATCTGCCGTGACGGGTCGAGCGTCGGATCGAAGGCGAGAGAATCCATGAGCCGCCGGGCCACGAGCGCGTAGGCCCGCCGGACCCCTCGCTCTACCGTCTCCGCGTCGAACTGCTCACGCAAGAGCGCCAGCTCCACGTCATCCATTAGGATCGCGCGCAATTCCTCGTCGCTCACGTTCCGACGGATCGATCGGGTGCCCTTGAGCACTCGCCCGATCCGGTCGTTGTAACGCTGGACCTGATCCGGGAAGATGCCGGCCCGGCCTCGCCGCCACTCCGCGCGGATCTGTCGCTCCGTGGGGCGCTGTACGGCCCCCAGCCATCGCCGCCAGTATTCCGGGCGCGGTAGGGTGGCCTGGATGTCGACAGCCCGCAGAACGGGTCCGACGGCCTCGTGTGTGCGCCGGGTCTCTTCGCGGTCTGCCCGGTCGAGCTGATCCCGCTTCCGCCTGGACCACGCCCGCCCGCCGTCGCCGCCCCACAGATCCCACGCGATGCGGAGCGGCCCGACCCGGTCAGAGGTAGTGTCCCATCGCTCCGTGCCGCGCTGCCGTTGAGCCTCCGCCGCAAAGCGAGAGAAAAAGGCGAACATGTCGCGGACGTTGTCGGGGTGGATGCGGTCGCCGGAGAGGATCCGGTTGGCCATGTTGAGGCCCTTTCGAGTGCCCCCGCGCCGGTGCTTCTGCCGTAGCTCTTTCCCCCGGGCCGCGGCGCGTCCCATCTGCCGCGTTGCCGTCAGGTCGATGTCATCGTATCGCCCCGGGATCGTGCCTCCCTCGGAGAGCGTCACAAGGTCGTAGGGTAGAACCGCGGTCATCGACTGCCCGAGAGGAGCGGCCCGAGGAGGTCGAGCAAGGCGCCCACCTCCGTGCGTACGTCGTCCTCGTCGTCCGGATCGTCGTCCGTGAGCATTTCCGCGAGAGCGTTGGCTTGTGCCTGGATGTCGGCCCGGGTCTCGTCGTCCAGCTCGGGCGCGGCCTCTTCGATCGGCTCCTCGGGTGCCCCGGGTGTCTCTGGGTCGACTCCGAATTCTGCAAGATCGGGCGCGTCATCGAACCGCTCAAATCGGTAGGCGTCGGCCGGGCTCATGCCGTGGGCGATGTGGAGCGCGACCCGTTGCAGGCGGTCCGTGCGGCCGTCTTCCATCTCGGGCAGAACATGACGGATCCGGATGTCGGCGAACCCGAGAGCCCGCGCCATGTCCGTCAGTGCGTCATCGAGGAGCGCGGCCAACGGCGTCAGGGTGTCGGCGATGTACGACCGGCGCTCCATCTCGGCCGTGGCGTAGTTGGCGCTCTGGAGCCCGAGAAGCGTAGGCGGAACACCGGTCACAGCAACGACGACAGAGCGCGCCCATTCTCGGGAGGCCATCCCCCCAAGGTCGCCGATGGTCCAGTCCAGAGCCTCAAATTGGCCCGCGCCGGACATGACCGCCACTCCGCCTGTCTGCTCTGTGAGGATGCGATCGATCTGCGTTTGCATGTCGCGGACCTGGGGGCGGCCCCATGTCGCCTTCGGGTCTCGCGGCACGTAGGCCGCATCTGGACGGCCGCGGCTGGATTTGCGCGCCATCTGCGCGGCCATGGCCACATCGGCGGCAAGGTCCCGATCCATCGGCTGTACCTCGCCGGTGCCGTAGAGGCGTTGCAAGCCTCCGCCCGCGCTCGACATTTGGATGTGGCCGACGACCTCCGCCGGGTAGCTCTTCACTGCCCCCTGGGTGTCGTAGACGTAGGCGAGCGGGGCGCCGTCCTGACCCGGGGTGATCGTCACCCGGGCGGGCTCCATGAGCAGGAGGGCGGCCGGAGCGGTGCCCGCGGTGCCGACGCCGATCGGGAGAATGTAGGCGTTCCCCCCGGGGAGGAGGTCGGTCACGAGCTGGACCCGGAACTGTCGATCGGTCTGCGCGGTGTTGGGCCTGGAGAGCAGACCGGCGAGCGGATGCGCGGCGACCTCTTCCCACCCGTCCGCGGTCTCGCGCTGTACCTGCAACGGGAGCGCGGCGAGCGAGGCCGCGCGGATGCCCACGGCCCGCCAGTACCACGGGTTCGCGAGTAGCGCCGATGCGGCCCGGCGAGGCTCGTACGCGGTGTGCACGGCCTCCGCAGAGGCGAAGTCAGACCCGGCGACAAATGCCGTCTGTTCTCGCGGCGGATCGACCGTGACCACGGACAGAGCCCGCAAGATACGGACCGGGAGCGATTCGGGGCGGGTATGCGTCGGGCTCATGTTCTGACGGTATCACGCGCCCCCGCTCATGTCCCAAGAATGCGAGAGCCCCGCGCGGGGCGGGGCTCGGGGAGGCGGGTGGCGATCAGAATCGCCGCAAGTTTTGAACGGTCGAGCCGTTGTGACCGATTGCGCGCGCGTCAATCGCGGTCAGTGTCGCGCCGGCCGCGGAGAGCATCGCGTCAAGCGCCGCCCGTTCGCCGCCCTTGTCGGTGTCGCACTGCACGACCCGGGTGCGGCCGGATGAAATCCACATGTGATTGTAACGGCCCATGTCTGCAACCTTGACCACGAGCCGCGCGCCGTTGTGATCTGCGGTGCCGATGATGTAGGCGTGGGGATTGCGGGCGGCGCGTCGTTGCTTGAATGCTGCGGTCATGTCGTTTCTCCGTGTGTGTGGGCGCCGCCGTCCCCGGCGACACAAATACAGTACAACGGCACCGGGTACCCGGCCACTACTTTCTGCACGTTTTGTGGAAATAGTTAAGCCAGACAGACAAAGCCCCGCGCGGGGCGGGGCTCGGGTCGGTGGGGTGGGCGGCTCACAGCTCGGCGATGACGGCCTCGATAGCGGCGATCTCTGCGGAAACAATCGGCGCGGGGTACAGCGGGTGCATGGGAAGCCGCGCGGCCCCGTGTCCGCGGCGGGACTTGCTCGCTGCGGTGACGTGTGCCCCGTTGTTTTCCACGACGATAGCGATGTCTCCCACATCAACGCGGCCCATGGTGCCGGACTTCCAGGCGATAACGGCCTCGTGCCCGGCATCGGTGAGCGCCTCCGCCACATCGGTAGCGGTGAGGTCTGCAATCAAGCTGTCAAGGTCGAGGGCGGCGAGGTCGAGGAGGTTGGTCATTTTGTTTCTCCGTGGGTTGTGAGCGCCGCCGTCCCCGGCGACACAAATACAGTACATCGGCACCGAGTACCCGGCTACTACTTTCTCCACATTTTGTAGAAATAGTCAGACCGGGATCACCTGAAGGACCAGCCGCCCCGTGTCGTCTGTGTAGCCCTCGGGTGTCTCCCGCAGCTCCGGCGCCTCGCCGAAACAGGCGAGGCACATGGCGCGGAAATCCTCGGGGCCGTCGTAGGTGGATCCGTTCGGGTCGTAGCTGTCATCGATGCAAAGGTACATGGTTTCTCCGTGGTTGCCCCTTCCGGGGCGTGAGGGTCAGCCGATCACTTGAGCCACAGACCTTCGGTGATCTTCGCGGTGGCCGGAATCCGGGCGGCCGCGATCCGCTTTGCTTCAGCCCATTCGATTTCGTCGTCAAGGTTGGTTTCCACTTCAACGACGATAGCGCCCCGGAAGATCAGGGCGGTACTTTCGGTGTCGATGTAGGTGAGCTTGATGCGGCTCATGTCTTTTCTCCGTGTTGTGTGCGCGGCGTCCCCGCCTCGCCCTCTTCATTTAGTCGATTGCACAAAACGTGCAACCACAAGATCACAGATCGACCGAAAAAACCTCCAGCATTCGGAGCCGCCGGGCCTCCATCACGAGGTACCGGAGCGCGTCCCATGCGTGATCCGCCCC